TTATTTTCGCGCCTTAAGGCGCGAAAATAAGTTTTTGAAAGCTTGTACTTTGTCCTTGAAAGTTAGGTCGTACGCCTCGAAGAAGACCTGCTGGCTCTTTTCGATACCCTCGGCAAGATAGTCTGTATTGTATGCAGAAAATACCTCAGAATTGCCCCAATATCGCTTCTCGCTGATCGGCTCTTTAGTCTCGTCCACTGTTTCGCCTGTCATCTCTTGGAACTCATAGCGCGCGAAGCGTGGCCGTCCGAATAGGGTAGCGAGCTTCACACACTTGTAGAATCTGTTTACATTTCCACGGGCTGAAACCTGAATTGCCGTTGGGCGTTGAGAAATGATATTAAGGGTGCGGTGGTAGTGGCGTGTGTGAAGAATCAAACGACGCTTTGCTTTAGAAAAGCGTGTGCCCTCGTATGAATCGAACATGTCTTGTCCCTCATCAAAGAATATGTGGCAGTCGTTCAATCCCGAAAGCCACTCAACAAGCTCGCCCGTGCTATCAAAGGAGTGTGTCTGTCCGCATTGGCATGGCTTTGCGGTGTCTGCATCAAAGTAGTGTAGATTTTTTGCGCAAGGGATGCGGTAGAATCTTTTGCGAAAAAGAATCGTGTTCATGATAATCATAAAGAGTGACTCGCGGTCATCAAAATCATTTACAAGTATGTGCCAGTTTGCATACACGACTTTGCCTTGCTTCAAGAGGTCGAGAATATCTGATGTCGCGGCGTAAGTCTTGCCATTTCCGATAAGCCCATAATACATATTGATCGAGCCCTCCGATGCAGAAAAGATGTCTAACAAATCGCTCGCAAGCACTTTTTTTCCGATGCCTCCTACCTCCTCTAGCTGTATAAAAAGATTTTGTTGTTCCATATTATTGTATTTTTCTAATAATGACCTTAAGCCCCTTTTTTCTGCACGCCCGCGCACGAGTGCGTGCTTCCTCGAGCTCTTTGATTGGGTCTCCTATGATGCGACGCTCTTCTAAATCTTCGACGATGTACATATTAGTTAAGATGAGCGGGGATATGATGCCCAAGGATAAACTTGAGCCCAAGCATGATGAGCTCAAAAGGGATAATGACCCACAAGAACAGATCCCATGCGGTCTGCGCATAAGGGAAAGTAGCCATAAATGCGTTCCATGTCGTTACCATAGAAAGCAGTGTATCTGAAAGCGTTTGCCCTACTGTCGGAAGTGATGCAATCGTGACATTAGGCACAACCGACAAAATACCGTTCACTATGCCCGTAAAAATTGTGATGAGAAAATCAGTGATCATGGTTTCTTGTTTTTATACAGCCACTCTTTATATCGATAGCGTTCTGCTTCCGCACTACTAAATGACTTTGCCCGCATATCCTGCGTGTCTGTGTTCATGTGTCCAAGATCAGGGACAATATGCGAGCCCATAATACGCGCGATGACATAGAACACAACCGCAAGATACAAAACGATGTTCCAATAGTGAGAGGTTATCTCATAAAAAGTCTGCGTACTTGGCGCGCTTGCATTATTAAATATCGTACTCGTCGCGTTTAAAACAGGGTCGAGAATATGCGAAAGATCAATGCGAATATGAGCCCCGCCACCAGGAAGAACGCTTGGTAGCGTCGCATCAACGACAACCAAAGAACTTTCTGTACTCGTAGAAATAATAGTCACAAAATCCGTGACATAGCCAAGAGGGAAGCGGTACTTGAGGTTGTCCGCCGAAAGCGTACTTGAGAGCGTTTCCTGTGATGCTACAGATGGGTAAAAGGTCACGCCAAAAGCATTTCTGATGTGGCAGGGGAGGTCTAGCGCATCACATGTTTCAGGTGTCCACCCTTGCGGGGTAAAGGGTGCATTTTGCCCTACTTGCCCCAAGTCGAACTCGTGCCATGGCGACCACGGGAGCGAATCCGCATCACTAAATGCGGTCAACTTCACGCGGGCGCGATATTGTCCCGTGTAGGGGAGTGTGCGGTCAAATGAGAATGTTTGATCGGGGTTTGCGGGACAACTATGGAAAGAAAATGGCGTGATGACGAGTGATTGCGCCTGCGTGATACTCTGCACATCTACCGTAATTTCTTTGTAACAAATTGTTTCTGTATGATATGAGCCGATGAATGTGATCGGGTTTTGAATATATGTTTGAGGGTAGGGAGCGGTAAGCGTTAAGGAATCGGGCGCACTCGAGCTTTGATATGTTTGGAAGTAATACTCTTGTCCCGAACCCATATCATTGCCGAATGACTGCCCTCCAGTGCCAAGAGTGCCATAGTATTGATACTGATATGCGGTCATAAGGTTGTGACCTGCGGTACCAAATGTATGCTTAATGACCCAGATGTACGAATGCCCCGAAATAACATTTACGCCGTAAGGTATCGTGAATGTGGTCGCTGTCGTCGTAGAAAATCCCGAATAACTGCCGTATTGTGTATCGGTCGGAATAGTAGAGAAATTGATTGCGGTAGAGGTGGCTATCGGCGTACCCCATGATGTCGGAAGTCCATTTGCGAATGTCGGATTTTCATAGAGAATCGCGGTCGCATAGCCGTCGACAGGAGTCGAGCCGTACGGTTGTGCAATCCATGTCTTGATTTGCGAGAGCCGATAGGTAGAAGTAGCAACAAAACCCTGCGCCATAAAAATATCCTTGGTGAGGTCGGTCGCGGTGTAATGATCATTTGCTCCACGCTCATAATTGATTGTGTATCCACCATTGATCGCGGTTGTAAAACTCTGCGCCAAAGTATCCGCAAAGGAAATCTGCGGAACGATGAAAAACGCGATGATAATGAGAAAAATCTTTTTCATTTTATATTCTATGTTTCAACTTTCTTTTCAGTGAAATCTGGTTTTTAATTTTATTTTGAAATCCATAGGTATCAATTTCTTTTTGAGACATTGGATTTATTAACCTCGACAATTTCTTGGCAAATGAAAATTTTTTCATATAGTGTGTCGCTTGTATCTTGGAACAAACCCGCGCAATGCTTGCGACTTTTTCTTGCGTTCACGCTTTGCGGGTTGTAATTTTGTTTTGTTGGGCATATACTTGAAGTGTGAATCCGATCCGAAACGCCTCCCATATTGGGGGGCTTTTTGTTTGTTTAGCGACCGAAGCCGGTAAACTTGTGGGCAAGTTTCCACATGAGGGCGATGAAGCCAATGACCAAAAGGTATGGCCAAGAGACTTGGATCAACCAAAGCCCGAATGATACGGCGGTACCAATCAGAGACACAAACACGCTGTAAATCGTGTTTGCATTAAGACCTGTTGCCGCGAAAACTGCGGTACTTGATGCGTCTAATGCTGGCATAATGAATTACCAAACCTTGAGAAAATGGCGACGGTTGCCCTTTTTCGCCCAAGGCGAAAATGCGCGCGAGATGCTATGTGCTCTGCGGTTGTGGTTTTTAAACCAACGAGCTCTGCCTGATATTTTCATAAAGGTATATATTATTTGCGCGCCACACCGAGCGTGGCTAATCTCCGCCCTTTTGACCTTTCCCAAGCGCTTGCGCGCTCGTGATAGGCCATACACTATGCTCTAATTACGGGCAACCCTGTGCGCTAGCAAAGGGAAGAGCACAGTGTATGGCTCACCACTTAAAGCGGGAAAGCAACTTGATAATCATGTAGACGAAAAGCGCAACGAGAGGAGCCCAGACCGCTAAAAGGATTGTGTCTTGCGTGATCATATGATGTTTTTGATGATGTCCGAGATGAGCTTAAAGCCCATATCGACAAACTTAAAAAGCAGGATACCAAAGCCTAAAGCGAAGAAAACAAACAGAGAATAGTAGATGAAAATTAGTGCCATGGTTTTTTATTTGTCATGTTGTTATACACAAACCCCACAACCATGAGGAACATGAGAGAAATTAAAATCGTCAAAAGAAAAGAAAGGTTGCCCGCGTCTTGGACAAACAGGGGACTGGTTGAGGTACTAACAACAGTAGCTGTAAGGTCGCCCAAAGGGTCGGGCGTAGTGCTTGTGTCACGGTCAACCCATGAGACGGTATAGTCGCCACCCAAGCCCGCAAAGCCTGTCACTGAATAATAAATGGGGGAGTTGATACACTTAAACGACATAGGGGTCATCTGGTAGTTGATGTTCATCGTGTCTTGAATGATATTCGTTGTCGTGAGAATTTCGCCACACCACATTTTGCTTTCGATACCTTTCGTTGGGTCTGTTTTGACTTGAGTATTAAGAATCGTGCGCGTGCTTGTTGCCATGAGTAGGAAAGTGCCGTTTGCAGTAAAATTCCACATTTGAGTTTTCGCATCACTTGGAAATTCGGAAGCATCAGCGGGGAGGACACTCGCAACAAAAGAGACGAGCAAAATCGCCGTAGCGATAGCAATGCTTTGCAAAATATGTTCTCGATGTTCTTTCATAATTAGAATTTTTTCTTATACCCAAAACTTGCTATGCGTTGAGAAAGAAGCGTGCCTCTCCAAAAAGAAGCCATGCGTGATGTGTTAAATTTTCCAATGCGTCTAAATCTTTTTGCGTTCATGATTTTAATTTAATGAATCAGTAAAAATACTTCCCATTTTGTGGTACTCAGTAAAATGTTGATCTACTTCTTGAAAAGTTGGGAATATGCGCTGGCAAAAAACACATACATACCGCAAAGTATCTTTTTGCTCACGAACTCTTTTTATTGTTTTTTCTTTCAAGGGCATTTTTAAAATATGAATTAACTACAAATTTTATAATTCTGTGCATAACTCTGTGGACAGTGCATTTCGTACAAGCAGGAGCTTAGATGGGCTTCTTTATAAAAAGGAAGAGGGGTCCGGGGGGAAACCAATGCCCATCGGTCAGGCAGATGAAAAGACCGAACATTTTCTATGTTTCGTTCAAAACAACAGAGCAAAAACCTTTCAGTAAAACTTCTGTTGCTTCAAATATAGATCGGCCGATCGAGTGTTTTTAAAACGGGGAACATTAACCACTCGCTTTTTTAGAAAAGAAAGCGAACCCCTCCATATGCTGTTTTATATAGGGGAGGTGTATCTAGTATATGTCGCACAATATATCTTTTGCGACGTGCCGTATGGCTTGAAATATGCCTTTAATTGAATAGGCCTAAAATACTTGTTTTAAGATATCCCCCAAGTGGTAAAAGATAATCGAACCAAGCACCCTTAAGGATACCGAATATCTTTTGCATGAGCGGGTCGCTCAGTATTGCGCGCAGATCAATATTGAAATACGTTAACGCAGCTACGCCAACAATTACGATAAAAATAATTTCCGTGAATCCGCCTGAAGTTTTTTTCAT